CAGAATCTCAAAGGCTTTTTTGTACTGGTTATCAAATTCCATCAGGCCACGAGCAGTGCCGTTGAGAAGTTCGCGAGCCCTTCCTGCCTCGCCAACACTCATAAGCCCATCCGCAACTCGCTTATCAATAAACCTGTGCGATGCGGTCATCATGTCTGGTATCGAGCGGGATTTCTGGAACTGCATGTCCGCAGACTCCCACTTCTTATCAGCGTCGGTCTTGACTTGCTGGCGGAATGTCTGCTGGTTGGGGCGCTCAGGTTTGATGTAGGTCTGCTTTTCAAGATAAGCCTGCTGTTCCGGTGTCCGCTGCTCTTTCGGAATTGCAGAAATGCGCTCAAAAGCGGAAAGCGTCTGCTGCCTTTGCCCCGCAGTTGGGTCAGTGAAAACCGCCTCGTATTTTCCATCCGGCCCTTTGCGAACGACGCTGCCACCAACCTTCATGTCAGCTTCCGGGGTCGGGGGGAGGTTCATCAGGGCAGTGGGGTCAACACCCAAGTCTTGGCTCAGGATGGAAATGTCATTCCCAATCTTCATCCGCTGATCTTCGGTAATGTCGGGGCGCTGGTACGCTTCAAGAGACTTCTGAAAAATGGTCATCTTGATCTTCTGCGCCGCAGCAGACTGCCTGTCCTGAAGTTCCTGCATCCTCTGCGCTTCAAGGTCGCGACGGGACTGAATGTCCTGTGCCCTTTCATATCCCCGCTGACGAATGTTTGGATTGGCGTTCATCATCGAAACACCCGCCCCGGTCTCCTTCAGGATTGCTCCAAGCCCTTTCCAGTCCATCAGAACGCCCCCATGATGGTGCCAACGCCGCCAAGCACAGATCCAAGGTCAAAGCCGCCTCTGGAGGTCTGTGTGTTTGTCCCGCCAGCGACCTGACTGGTCTGGCGAATGTCGCCACGAATGAGCCGAAGGGCCTCAAGCGACAGACCAAGCGTTCCAAGGTCCTCTTTCAATCTGGTTCCAACGAGATTCAACTCGTCCTGATTCAGCCCCTGGAATAACTGCTCGTTTGCCATCATGGCGTTCAGGGCCTCGTTCGTCGCCAACGCCCGTTGGTCTGCCATCTGTCGATTGGCTTCCGTGTCGAACTTGAGCATCTCGTTATTTGCGAGAGAGCCAAATACCCCTCGCTGATTGAGCCCGCGTTCTAGCTGTCCTCGCGTATTGGCAAATTGCTCTTCCAGCGGCCGAACACGCGCCTCAATGAATGGGTTCATGTTTGAACCGAGTCTGCCCATGAGGTTATTGGTTCTTGATTTTCCAAGCGCAAGTCCGTTGTTGAACCTTGTATAAGCGGCATTGGATACGTTGTCCGGGCCAATTTTTAAAGATGTATTCGATGCCGAAAGACCTCGCCTCCCATATGGGATCGCACTGAATCCTACGGGAGAGGTGTAGGAAATTGGCACGCGGGACGCGGTCTCTACCGTGGTGGTCTTTTCCTTGCCACCAAACAAATCACCAATAAAACTCATTTAGCGCCTCGGCATTTCATGTAGAAGATGAAGTCGTCTCCACGACCATGCTCATCACCACCGGGAATTTTCCCGACGTAAAACAGCGGGACGTACTTTTTGAGTCGTTTGAAAAAGCCCGCCGCATCTTCCAGGGCGTGTACTCGGATCACACCCAGTTGCCGATACCTGAACTTCTGGAAGAACGAGACAGCCACTCGGACCTTGTTCTTTCCATTGGCCCACGGAAACCAAGTCACATGAGGCTCGTAGAGATAGCCGTTGGTCTTGGCGACGATAATCCCGACCGGGCCTCGTTTAGCCCCGAACCGCCGGTTCTCGTCCTCTGCGACAATGACCTCCTGGTACGGATCGAAAGTTTCGAGCAACATCTGCTCAAACTCTTCGTCGGTCATTTCGAGGCCATTCAGTTTTTGTCCTACGCGAATCCACACTTTGTCCTCGTTCGTCATCGGACGGAGGACTGGCCGGGATTGCCAGAACAGTTGTTCTCGTCGTTCTTTAGGGGACTTCAATTTTGAGAATCTGGAAGTTGACTGAACTGTTGATACTCAGGGTCAAAAAGAAACTTGGGCTTTTACCAATCGCTGAAAAGCCCACGGTTGAAACCCTTGGCTCTTGAACACCGCCCGTACTCCAGTAGGTATCTCCACCCCAATAACTCGGCGTAGCTGAACTCCCCCAGAAATAGGTGCCCACCATGGTGATCAAGTCTTTCAATGGAACTGCATTTGTCGTGTCCGTGTACTCGTCCGTCCACTCCCAGGTCATCTCCAGCGTGCATTCACCCCGCCTCCGGTACGTGATGCGACCAAGCATGTTGTTGTCGTAAGAGGGAAGCTCGGAAATGAGCTTGGACTTTCGGTATGCCTTGATGAGCGTCGATCCGGCATCGCTGGAGCCAATGCCGTTGAGGTCGTAAATCTGCCCAGCAGGACCACCAAAGTAGACTGACCTGTTCTGAGTCCCCGGACGCTTGATGTAGGCCGCTGCGGTCACATCGAGATTGGAGGTCATCTGGGTGGTCCACTTCATCCACGGAGAGAAATCCCTCGTCTCCATGATGTATTTGTCCACGACCAGAATGGAGTTGTTCACGAAGAAGCAAACCCTTTGCTCGTTCTGGTCGTACACCACCAGGCCTGAAGCCAGATTGGCTACCTCGTCCGGGATGAACCTCGAAACGTCATCCGCCTGGGTGTCGCCGTAGTTCTGGGTAGCCAAAAGCCTCTCTACTCGCCCGCCCTTCCTGACGTAGATGATGTCATTGCCTATGTTGGTGATGAGTTCCTCACCAGCCGCACTGGAGCCTGAGTAGAACTCCTCCACGGCATAGTTCGTGGAATCAGTCCCGGTAATCTTGAACAGCCTTCCCTCGTTCGTAGAGACCACCAGAGTGTCGTAGAACTGCGCCACACCGTTGATGGCCTTCAGGTCAGGGGCAGTCAGAAAGAACGCCACACCGGCTGTCAGCGTGGTCGAGGTGGGAGTTTTGGTGGTGTCGAAGGAGTCGTAGTTCTCAAACTCGGACGCGAGAATGACATGGGGTAGATCCGTGCTGTCCGTCTTGATGTTGAACAGCCACAGCCGCCCCTGCCAGACGGCGGAGTATTTGGCGTAGAGGCTCGTCACCCCCGGAGCCGCATGGGTCATAGTCGCGAAAGAGGAGCCATTCCACTGCTTCACGACTTCCTGCTTGTTGAGGTCCGTGATACAGAGGACTTCATCGAGCGCCCAATAACTCGACCGGAACAGGGCGGCAGTGGCGACCGTGGCAACCGGGGTGAAGGTGGTAGATCCGTCCCATGTGTAGACCAGTGTCCCGGCCTTCACCAAAGTCGTCTCGGTATTGTCCCGTTTGACCAACTGCATGATGGAGTCCACGTTGGCTCCATTCGGACAGGTGCCTTTCAGGTCGAAAGACGGACGGGGGCGAAACTCTCTGGAATCCGCATCGAGGAGGAAGTTCTCCCCTTCGATACATTCGTCAGGATTGACCAGTTCGTCGGAGAGTTGGTTAATCCCGCCACCGAAACGCAGTTCAGCCATATCGCTTCCCGTAACTCCGCTTCTCGGGCATGGGGTTCAGAAGGCCGACAAGGGTCGCCCTGGAAGCCGTGATGACGGGGTCTGACTCAATCCCCTGTGGGAACAGTCCTTCGCGAACCTCCGGGCTGGACTTCATGTACTTGAAGTGCCGTGCTGCCATGCGGCAGAAGGTCTCTGCCTCAGTACGAGTCACGAAGGGAAGAACGTCCGCCTCTGACTCCACGGAGACATCCGCCTCGTAGTAGTACCGATACGTCCCCACGGAGGCGTCATCGGGGATGGGGTACAGGCCAATCTGCTTGGTCGTACCCGGAAGGGCGTAGAACCAGACGGGCTGTCCGGGGTTCTCCTGGTACTCGTCAAAGTCTTTTCGGAGTTGGGATTCCCCACCGGGGTAGGCAATCACCCTCAGTTCCGGAGTGTTGCTGCTGTCGAGTTTGTCGATGAAGTTTTCCTGAAACCGCTGGAAGTCAGCCGCGAGGGCGTAGGTCCGGGTGCCAGAGACCGTGGTGAACGTCCCAGTCGAGTTCTCGTAGGGGATGTAGCCGTCCGAAACGAGGTCCGCCAACTGGCTCTGGATGGCAATACGGGCCATCGACTGAGTAGCGGCGTGCTGGGTGTCAGAGAACGAGGTCAGATCGTCATCATCGCCAAGGATGATCCCCTCCATGCGGAGGACTCTGTTCACGGCTTCCAGGAATGTCATTAGTGGATACTCGTCCTTTTACCGAAACTGGCTTCCAGACCACTCAGGACCGCTTCCAAGATGGTTTCCGGCGTCTGCTTCGGTTTGACCACTTGGCAGCAGAAATCTTTCACGACCACCATGTAGGCTTCCACGTTGCCGTTGATCTCGATCTCAACGTGAAGGATGGCGTCGTTGGTGGGTTTGGTTTCCTCCACCGTGTTCTCGTCCACAAGCTGTAGTTTTCTACGCGGCATTAATCCCCCAAAAAGAAAGGGGGACCGAAGTCCCCCTCAAAAGGTCTCTAAGGTAGTTAGAGATCCGGACTGATCGAGTCGAGTTCCCAAATCCAGTTCTGGTTGAGAATCTTCCCGGCAAACCAGGCCTTCCAGGCCAGCGTCCCGATTTCGTTGAACGGGTCGCCAGCACCAGCCGAACCCACACCCTTACGGATGAGTTCGATAGACGGAGGACGGTCACCCATCAGGTAGATTTCCTCGGCGTGTTCCTCGCCAAGGCCCACCGAACCGACAGCCTCACGACCGTAGATGAACGTCTTGTAAACGTCGTTCTGGGTCGCCGTGGCGCCACGGTAGCCGTTGACCGAGGTCGTGCCACCATCCGTCGCAATCGGCGCAATCGGGGTCGAGGAGAAGCGGACGCCAGCAATGGCACCGAACTCACCCACCTGAACGTCACCGATGTACCCACCGTACTGCTCGACCGGGATGAAGCCCGACAGGCCACGGATGTCCTCTTCAACGTCCGGGTGGCAGATGCCGAAGTAGCTCGCCCGAACCGGGGAAGTCCCGTAGTTCTGCGAACCACCACCCATCGAGAAGAACTTCATCGCGCTCTGGCGATTGAGCTGGTTCACGACATACTTGATGTCGTTCAGCGAAATGGCCGACACGATGGAGGTCGCAGCCGCCACACCGTTCGCGAAACGGACGTTGGTCGAGCCGTCAAAGACCGCCGACATGAGGTAGTTCAGCGATTCACCCGCATTCCGGCCCAGAACGTCGAGGAGCTGGGCGGCTCGGCTGTTCACGTTGAACAGGTCGAGTTCTTCGGAGTAGTTGATGAAATTGCCGTACTTGGCAACCGCCACGGTCAGGTCGGTGACGGTCGGCTGAACCGCCGTGCGACCCATGCCAAAGGCGGCATTGCCGGTGATTTCACCCAGCGCCGTGGTCGTCGGGGCAAGGTCGTCAAAACGACGCCACTTGACCGAAGCCGAACCACCGTTGCGCTCCAGCGAACCCGGCATGGTGCCGTTGAAGTACGGGAGAACCTTGCGGGCCTGGGTGAGAAGCCCACGCATCAGCACGAAGTTTACTGGTGCGGTAACGTGGGTAACGAGAGAAGTAACTGCGGACATGGTGTTTCCTTACGCGGGAACCTAGCCCCTCAGTAGACGACCCCACTCACGGTCGAAGTCTGCGGCACTCATGTTCCGCCACTTGTCCTGAGCGTCGTCCACCGATTTGCCGGTTCGCGCACTACGCTGAAGTTGGTTTAACGCCTTGGCATCTTCAGCAACCTGCGGGTCGTACTTGATCGCGGCTTCCTTCTTGATCTCGTCCGAGAGAATCGTCAGCGCCTTCTTGTAGGCAGTCGGATTCTGGTCCCGGTTGTCGAAGATCTTCCGGAAGTTCTCGTCTCGGGCGTACTTCGTATGAAGCGCACCCTCAATGAGCATCTTGGAAATCGGAACGTCATTCCCAATCTGGCTGATGGCCTCATCGAGGGCCTTCATCTGGCTGGAAACGTATTCGTCCCGCTCCTTCCGCGTCAGGTTTTCCTGCAACGAACTGAGATGCTGCGTGATTTCCTCGTAACGCTGTGCGCTCCAACGGGCCAGTTCATCGGGATCTTCTGGCTTCGGCGGGGCCGCTTGAGGGACGCTTTGGGGAGGTAGCCTCTCCTCAACCTTGAACTGGGCAGCAAGCTGCTCCAGCGTGGGTTGCTCAACTTCAGGTGTCACCTGTTCCATCATGTACTCCTAACATTTGTAGGCAAACCAAGTAGCCTGATCGCATTCCACTGGCGTATTTCCACTGCTCAGTGTTGTCTGAACCCGGCGCCCATTCAGGCAACCGGGGAACATTTGGAATCAGTTCTTCTTTCACGAACTTCTGAAACCACTCCTGTTCATGGAGGCTTTTCAGGAAGTCCTTATATTTCACGGGCTATCTCTTTGGCCTCGTCTGAACCCCGTTTCATGATGAACGCTTTAATCTTCTGATTGCGCTCATCTTTTTCCTTTTCCCGTTCGACAAGGAATTTCACCAATTTATCCATTCCCTGCTTGATGGCCTGCACTTCCGCCTTCGTGTTGTCAGACGCCCTCTGCTGAACCTGGGAGACCGTTGAACTGACGGCATTGGCCTCCTTGGCCATCTTGATTTCAAACTGGGCCTGCTTCGTGGTGGTCTGAATCTGCTCCTCCAGCAGTTTGTTTTCTGCCTTCATCGAGCCAATCTGGACGTTCAGTTCAGACAACTGCGCCTCGTAGTCCTTCTGGATAAGAGGAATCTGAGCAGCCTTAAGCTCGGTCTCTTGGAGCTTCTGAGAAAGCTCCTGTAGGGCAGCCTGCATTTGTTCCATTTGGGCCTGTACTTGGGGGTCCATCTGCTCATTCAGGTTCAGATACCTTTCAGGGTCTTTCACGCCTACATCCTTGTAGGCATCCATCATG